TCAGGCAGCGTGCGAAACAGGTTGGCCGATGTAATCTTCTTCGTTTCGTCGGTACTTATATCGACAACAGGCAGGACATCATCTGCGGCTAGCGAGCCAGCAGCATTCAGTCCCGTAATCTTGATATTGGCCATAGCAGTTAAGTCTTGATGACGTACATCATGGCAATGTTACGCGGTCTTGCCTCGTTTCCACCTTGATTAGCATTTGTTGTTGTAGCAGTAATTCCTGTGGTATTGGTATCCATGGTAAAAACTGTTGATGGATATTGACCACCCCCACCAAAGTTAAGTGTGTACTGGACACCAGCAGCAGGAAACAACCGTGTATTATCTACGCTAGTAGTATGTTTGTGACCTGGGTCTGTAATCGTAGTTGTTGCAGAGTGATTGTGCTGCTTGTTTTGGTCGTCCTGAGAGCTAGCAAAACTGCGGCCACTATCTACGCCACGAGAATCGTCCCAACCACGAACAAATTCACCGCGTAAATCTGGAACGTTGAACGTGCTTGACCCATCACCATTTCCATGCGCTGTGCCAATAATTGCAAACAAAGCCGCATACGTTGTTCGGCTAATTGCAGAGCCATTGCATTTCAAATAACCACTTGGGGCGGTGGTCGTCGCCATCATGTGAACCGAACCAGTTGGCACAGCCTGCGGCAAAGCAGTAAAGCTCAGGTTGCCGCTGCCATCTGATTGCAATACATCATTTGCATCACCATCACTGTTTGGCAAAGTCAGCGTGATGTCGCTGCTTACATTTGATGGAGCCTGAATCGCAACAAAGTTGCTGTTGCTGGTGTCGCGCAGCCTTAGTGCTTTGCGATCCCGAATTGTTATGCCGTTGCTGTCAACGTGAGCACGTCGCGTCCCACCAGTAACAAGGCTGAAATCGTCCGCACTATTTTTAAAGAACCCGGTATCACTGTCCCCGCTGAAAGAAACAGGCAAGCTGCTGACCGTGCCTGCTGGAACGGTCACGTTGCCCGTAAACGCTGGGCTAGCAACCTTCGCCAGTCCAAGGTTGGTCTCATTTAGAGAGCCAATGGTAAGAAACGATGTATTAGTTCCATTCCTAATCTTCAATTCATCGGTCGATTCATCTGCCCAGATCATCCGAGCAACAGAATTGGCAGCAATAGGCTCAGACGAACTCGCATTCAGGCTGTAAATCGCAGCCATGTTGGAGTTAATGTCCAAACGGACGTTTGCTCCAGTGTCATTCTGGATCGGAGTGGATTTTGTCTCGTTTACAAAGGACATCAGCCAATCCCGTAGCCAGTAGCAGTCCAGTTCACCGCTTTGGCGATCCGGGTGTTACTGGAATTGTAGACCGACACGTCAAATCCGGTAGCCGACGAATTGCTGATGACGTAGTAGTCACCTGATGCGTTAGTTGTAAAGACAATGCCGACAGACGGAGCAACGTAAAACTTGTTGCCAGTGCCGTAGGCCACTGACACGTCTGCACTGGTGCTAGTTGTCACCGAGCCAGTCACTGAACGCCTTGGCATTTCAGCCTGAATACGCAACTGGTCAACAGCAATCTGCTCCTGTGGACCTCCAGTGCTGAAGTGTGCCTCAATTTTAAAACCACGAGCTTTGAACTCTGCATTATTAAATCGACGCAGGCTGGTGTAAGTCGGAGAACCTGCTGGATCGTCTTGCGTCGTCTGAATAAACAACTTGACATCGCAAGTGTTTGGCGTAGTGCCATCAAATTCGGTGATCAGGTCAAAATCAGGCTCATCATCGATACGTTCGCCATAAGGGAAGAAACTGCGAGCCCGCAGCGTGCTGTCCAGCCTCAAACTAAACACATCGCTCAAAGCAAAAGCGTTACCGCCGTTAAATACATACGTTCCTGATTGATGTAATGCGCTGTCACCCTGGAGCGTCAAGTTGCTGTCATCTTCAAGCAACAACGCATTACCATCCTCAAGGTCAAAATCACCAATCGGCTGCAGCTCACCGCCTGTTAATGCCAGCTCTAATTCATTGTCTACAGCATCAACCGTTAAGTTGGTTTTGGTCCCAGTAAATGCTGTGTCCTCTGTGGAACTCAACGCCCCAACAACCTCAACGCTCAGAAGATCGGGCTTTGTAAATTCAATAAGCGCAGCGGTCAGACTTTCGCGACCACCAGAGTCAACAAACTTGGCGCTGTACGTTCCAGCCTTTAGGTCCGCATACGCTTCGGTCGCAGAACCTGCAATTTGCTCAGAAATGCTGGTCGAAGTCTGCCAAGCAACGCTGCTTAAATTAGGCGAATGGCGCAATCGGACATAACCACCAACACGAACATCTAAATCAGTAGCTTGCGTCCAAGTCAAACGCGCCTGCCCGTTAACTGGAATCATGCTGAAGTTAGTTACCGCAGCTGGCGCAGCAGTCTTGCCTTGAAGTTCAAAATCATTAAGGGTAATTTGGCTGCCCTTATTCAAGGAATTTTTAGCTTGAATCTGCACATACAGCCGCCCTGCACGCAGGTTTCGCAACGTTACTGAAGGCGAAGCCGTATTGAGGGCTTGCCAGTTGTCATTGTCAATCCGGTACTGAACACGAAATTCACTGACGTTGATGCGATCGTGGTTCCAACTAACTGACGCACCAACAAATACACCATTGGCTTCTTCGTATAGAAACTCTTCAGTGCTGACACTATTGACCGGATTAGGAATTAACGACAGATTGCTGATGTCGCGATTTGTTAGTTCAACATCACTCTCAACCGCGTCATAAATAGTGCTGTTATAAGCAACAGCACTGACGCCATAAATACCTTCTCCAGCTTCAGCTACAGATACAACGCGAAACTGTTGAGACTTCACATCGTCGTTCTGGAATAGAAAAACTGCCCCAGCAGCGGGTGCTTCGCTAAAAGCGGTATCAACGTCAATTTCTGCCGTTCCATTTGCCAACGGTCTAATACCGCCAACCGGTACATCTTTCTGCTCAACCAAACCAGTTGGTAACATCACTGACAGCTTCGGGTTGTTGTCAGCAGCTAACGAAGTAGTCAAACCGTTGCTGCTGTCTGTTGTGATCTGCGTTGTTGTTGCAGACTTAACGCGACCTGAACGACGCGCTCCAGCACGAACAGGGTCAGCAACATCAATGACCATGCCAGGTCGCAAGATGATGCCGCTTTCAAGCGCAACGCTGAACTGAATCGTCTCGGTAAGATTCTGTTCGCTTAAAAGAGTCCACTTGCCAATTCGATTCGCCTGCCCTTGGCTGTAACAACCAATCGCCTTGATGTCCTTTTTGATGATGCCGTATTTGGCGACCGCATCATGGTCCTCAACGTATTCATATTCGACATCACCACGGGTGTCGTATGACTGCCAAGCCACAACAACTACGGTGTGGCGTGCTTTTTGGGACGTGCCTTGATATTGGAAAAGACCGTCAACAACATTGCTAGGGCTGAGTAGGTACTGCGGGTCAGACGGCTTATCCTGCAGTAGCTGCAGTGTTCCAGCGCCGTAATATGCAATGCCACGGAAAATGGCAGTCATCTGCTGGATGACGTTATAAACCTCATCCCTGCTGTTAATCAGCATGTTGAGGCTAAAGCGTGGCTCTTGATTGCCCGCTCCATCATCGACAAGTTCATTGCAATACTGGCTAATTGCAAAGAAGTCGTACTTATCTAACGTTGACTCTGGAACGCCAGCACCGTAACGCTCACTAATCAGCAAGTCGTATAAACACCAAGCTGGATCATTTGTCCATGTTGCGGCTTGAAATGTTCCATCCCAAATGCCGGAATACGAAATCCTTCCCAAATGCGTGGTTGTGTCTACCGTCGCGTTATTTGGAATCTTGACTTTGATTCCACGAATTAGATATTTACGGGCTGGAATACTGCTGAACTGACGAGCGTCAAACCGCAAGCCAACTAATGCTGAGTTTGGGTAGCGAAACTTATCATCAATAATCTCAGTAAAGCTTTGGAAAATTGTGGTGCTGGCCCGTTTTTGGCTTGTTTCGTCGGCGCTTACCCGCACCATTCGCACATCAACAGGGAAACTGCCAGTTAAATTGACTAAATAATCTCGTTGATAACGGTTACTGCTTTTACCGCTAATAGTGTCAGTAATAACGTCGTTATATCCGCCGCTGTTGTACTGAATCTGAATTTTAATTTGAACGCTGTGGCCAACAACGTCCCCGTCGTCCTCAAGTATCTGTAGCGATGGAATTGTCAGCGTGACACGCAAACGATCAACATCTGTGTCTGTAATGCTGCGAGTTACTGAGGTGTCTTTAACAACCTCAACACCAACGCTTGTTTCGCGTTCTGTTGTGTTAAATGGGCCGGGGAGATGAGTCTGGGCTTGCGTTCCAACACGGGTAACAACACTAAAACCCTCAAAGTTGTTGGTGCCGTCAGTGGCCTGAATTGGTGTGTCGTCT